CTACAGTCATTATATAATCACAATCCTCACTTGCACTCACATAAACGTCTAAACCCGCGTTACGGGTCTTGGGATGGTCGTATACGAAGTTCCTAAGTTTAGATGGTGCAATCAATGTATCAACAGATCCAAGAAATTCACATTCAAACTCAACTTTAAACTGTTGCTCACTTGTGTTAGAAATTGTTTGTGCTTTCCAGGCAGAGTCTCTACCGGGAACCTCACTCCAATGCACGTCAGTAAAAATATATCCATTTTTGCCCTTTTCAGCATCATGCCACATTCGGTAGAAATGATTCATACCATGTGGTGTTGAAACAATAATTACCTTTGTGTTTTGACCTGAAGTAATTGTTGGATATACTGATGCAAAAAATGACTCTGCAATATGATTTGGAACAAACGCAAATTCGTCCAAAAATAATATGTTAAAAGACATGCCACGAACAGCAGAAGCTGAAGTTGAGGCAGCCATAATTTTAGATCCATTCTCAAGTTCTAATGAACCTTTGTTCCAAGAAATAACACCTTGCTGCATCCACTTGGGAAGATTTTCATATGCAGTTTGAAGACGGTCTAAAAGTTCTCTTGCCGTTGCTGCTTTGTTTGCAAGAATACCAATATTTACATTGTCATTAAAAACTGCATAGTGAAGAAGATATGATACTACAGTAGTACTTTTGCCTGTTTGTCTAGGCATTTTACAGATGTTAAATCTGTTTTCATGAAATCTATTAATAAGTTTTTCTTGAAAAGGATAGAGATCAAATGGCATTAAACCATGATCAAGAGTTACAATTCTTACATAATTTTTTGCAAAATATACGGGGTCGTCTTTACATCGCATAAACTCAAGAATTTGTTCCTGAGTAAACTCCATTGAGGTATTTGCCTTTTTTAATAAAGGATTACCTAAGTAAATATTGTCAACCATAATGTAAACCTTTTATATTAACAATTCCACTTTCTTAAAGAAAGTGCTTTTCTAGTTGGACGACCTTTTTCATCCTTCATAGGACCAGGCATTCCACCCATACGAGCACAGAATGATTTTCTACGATTTGCTGCTTTTGATCCTGGTTTTAATTTTGATGGTTCTGTTGTAACTGCAGTTTGCAATTTTGAACCTGGATTTTCTCTTCTATACGATGCAACTCCCTTTGCATTTAATCCACCTTCAGGATTTTTGCCTTCTTTTCTTTGCCAGGCAGCAGACTCTTCATTCATATTATAATTCTTTGACTTTGAGTTCACTACTTGAATCAAAGGCATTCCTGGTTGTAAACCGGATATTTTATATTGAAGAACCAATGCACCAGGATAAATTTTTTGAATTTCTGATGTTACATCCTTTCTATTTGGCATTCCAACTTGAGGGAAGAACATTCTAACAGAGTATGTTTTACCTCTCCATGAAAGAATAACTGCAAGAATATTACCAGTATCTGCTTGCAAACGAGTTGCCTCCTTTATTTCAGATGGACACTCTTTTTTGCCGTGCATTGGACATACATCTCCTTCATAAGTATGATTACATGTATCTTTTTCTTCTACTTTTACACAATTTGGATATCTCTTTCCAAACATTGTTTTCATACCTTTCTTCTTATATCCAGCCCAGCACTTTTCATCAAGAACTTTATTCACTAAAGGTTCTGGTTTGATTAAATCTATAAACTCATATTCTGTTGCTTTAAATTCATCTCTCCAATTGGAAAGTTCATAACCTTCTGATTTGTTGCCCCAGTTTGCTGCACCAACCTTACGACACTTTACAAGTGCTCCAGAAGCATATGCAGAAGGCCAAACACTATAACGAGATTTGACCTTAGTGTAACAAGCATCCTTTGTTCCACTGCCTTTACCTTTTTTATCAGACTCTTCAGACATCTCATTACTATCCATATAATCTGCTGCAGTGTCAATGTAATCTGCTGCTTTAGTAATTTTAGATTGAACCCATGCAGGTAATTGTGCGTCACCTTTTTTAATATTTTTTCTTAATTTTTTAACAGCACTATTAATTGTATCCATCTCTGTGCTTGCCATGTATCCTTCTTCATCCTTTTCTTTTCCATCAGCAATTGCATTGTGATTTTCGTTCATTTTCTTTTTGGGGGAATCTGTGGATACATAAGTTGGCTTTGCAGCACCTGACTTTGATTGCTGTCCTGGATCTTGTTCTCTTTTCCTTCTTACTGCAGATGCTACTTCTCCTTTACTCATACTTGCCAATTTAGATCTAGAAAAACACTTTGGAGTTTTGGTTTCTCCTGGTTCGTTAGCACAAGGAGATCCATCCGATTGTACCCAACCAGGTTTTCCACCATCTGATTTAGATTTACCAAACCAAGCACGAAGACCTTCCTCGTCTATAGTATGTCCATTTTCTTTTGCAAGCATTCCAGCAGGATCAATCATAAATCCAGGAGGAATTGGTTTACATTCTTTGTTAGTAAAGCAATAATAATATCCTGGTTTACACTTTTTGGATTCAGATTCTTCGT